TGTGCCAATCTATCCACTGCCTTATCCGACATATCCCTGGATAACGTATTGCGATACTCGAACATGTTATGACCTGAATTATGGAACCTATAACATTTTTACTCCAGAGCCATGAAAGAATTAATTTAAAATCAAATATATGGGAAGTGTAACATACAAAAATCAACCTGCAATTAACAAAACAAAAGGTAATGTGCCGTTAGCAGGAACGAGCCACATATACAGAGTGCAAAAGAAACTTTGGAATGATAGTATAGAAGATGTTCTGCATGGATTATTCATTGGTAAAACATTGCACGTTTGCTGCGGTAAATCATTGCTTGGTGATGTGCGATTAGATGCTGATGCTGAAAATAATCCTGACATAATTTGTGATGCTTCAAAAATGCAAGACTTTGTAAAGGATAACGAATTTGAAACAGTAATTTGCGACCCACCTTACAACGGTAATTTTCAATGGAATCACGATTTATTGTCAGAACTTTCGAGAGTAGCAAGTAAAAGGATTATTTTTCAGCATTGGTTTATCCCTGCAAATCCAACAGGAACGTATAAAAAGGCACAGGAGAAATTTCTTTTGTCAGATGTATTAGTGTGGCAGCCTAAAACATACTTTGGCAGGGTGCAGGTTGTTTCAGTGTTCGATGCTGTTTCTTAAACTTGTGCATAACAAATAAACAAACGAAACCATGAAAGAAACATTAGACATTGCAATTAGATGGTGCATACTTGTACTATTGATAGTGAGTATGCTCTATATTGTATTTGATAGCAAAAAAGATATCAAAGAGAAATCCGAACTCCGGCAGCTGCAAATGGAGTATTACCGGACAGCTACAAAGCGGGACAGCGTGATAATTCAGCGGGAACTTAAATTCCTGAATAAATAATTACCTTCATTTGTCGAAATCCCGATTTTGTGGGTTAACTTTGTGGGCTATGAAAGTTAAAGAATTGATAATTAATCCGAAAAATCCGCGACTTATAAAAAACGAACGCTTTGAATTATTGAAGCGTTCAATCCAGGAGTTTCCGAAAATGATGGAATTGCGCCCAATCGTATATGATCCGGCAACAATGCACATTCTCGGCGGTAATATGCGATTCAAGGCATTACAGGAACTCGGATATAAAGAGATACCGGACACCTGGATAAGATCAGCCGACCAGTTGACCGATGAAGAAAAGCAGCGGTTCATCATTGAGGATAACGTTCCGTTTGGTGAATGGGATTATCAGCAATTGAATGAATGGGATTCAGACGACTTATCAGTTTGGGGGCTTGAGCTACCAAGTTTTGAAGAGTTAAAAGATGAATATGGCGAATCGTTTACATTAAAAGATGGAGACAAGGAGCCATTTCAACAAATGACTTTCACACTGGCAGATGAACAAGCCGAACAAATCAAAAATGCAATAGCCGACATAAAGCAAACAGATGAGTACAAGTATGCCGAAACAATGGGCAACGAAAACAGCAACGGGAATGCACTTTATTTAATTGTGATGCAATGGGCAGAGCAAAGGAAATAATCGTCAAGGTAATACCTGCAAAGATTGCTAATGAGTTTGTCAAAAAGCATCATTATTCGGGGAAGGTGGATACAAGAACACAGATTTCTTTTGGGTGTTTTTTAGATGACAAATTACATGGCGTGATGCAGCTAAGCCCAAGTATAAATAAAAATGCATCAATAAATTTAGTAAATGACACAGGATGGAATAATTTTATAGAACTTGCACGAATGGCATTTGATGATTATATGCCAAATAATAGCGAAAGCCGATGTATATCAATTATGATGAAGTTGCTCAAAAAACAAGCACCACATATTGATTGGGTAGTATCATATGCAGATGGAACACAATGTGGTGATGGAACTATTTACAGGGCAAGCGGTTTCCATTTAATAGATATAAAGAAAAATACATCAATGTGGGAAATGCCAACCGGTGAAGTCTGTTGTAGTATAATTTTCAATCCAGGATTTAATCCAGGTGGAAAAGAAAAAAAGGCGGTTCAATTTGGTAAAACAGGAATGTATGAAACTTGGCCAGCGACAAGATATTTAAAGCATATAGGAGCAAAAGCAATACCAGGCTTTCAGTTAAAGTACATATATTTTTTAAACAAGCAAGCACGCGAAAGATTGACCGTCCCTATTTTACCATTCAGCAAAATAGATGAAATGGGAGCGGGTATGTATAAAGGGAAAAAAGTATCTTTGTCAGAAAGAAAACACGCGGCAGTAGCTCACTCGGGAGAGCAGCTTACATCCAGTAAGACGGGGGCGTTCGATGCGACCGTGCCGCTCAAAATTGCATTATGAAATACGACGAAGAACATATCTCGATGATCATCAAGGCTATTGCTGATGGTGCTGGGAGGAACCGCGCTGTTAAGGCTGCCGGTATTCATTATGATACATTCGTTCAGTGGATGAAGTTCGATGAGTTCAAAGCGCGGGTATTAGAGGCTGAGGGTGTGGGGATGGACAAAATAAAAGACCTGGCAAAGCGCGGAATAATAGAAAAATTCAATCAGAATTGGCAGGCTGCTGCATGGTGGCTGGAACGCAATTATCCTGATGAATACCGTCAGCGAACATCAACAGAACACTCCGGCGAAATGAAGACCGGAATGACAATCCACATCGAAGACTCCGGCATTCCTATTGCTAACTCCGAGGACGATGTTCAGGAGTAACAGGCTTCTGAAAGAAATCCTAAACTGCCCATCCCAGGATATAGTATTGCAGGGTGGTACCGCATCCGGCAAAACCTATGCAGCCTTACAGGCTATCTTCGCATGGAGTTGCAAGCACCCTGGACTAATCACAACAGTAGTCGGCGAGGATATCCCGAACCTGAAACGCGGGGCTTTACGTGACAGTCTGCGGATTATCAACACTACGCCGGAGATAAAAGAACAGGTAATCGGTTACAACCAGCAGGACAGGATCATCACGTTCCGCGGCGGTTCGATCGTTGAATATACCTCGTATGAGGATGAACAGGACGCGAAATCCGGCAAGCGGAATATTCTGTTTGTGAACGAGGCAAACGGTATGCCCTGGGAGATCGTATGGCAGTTGAAAATCAGGTCAAACATGGCGCCATTCAGCAGGCGGATTTATGACTACAATCCGACAGCCTCGTTCTGGGTACATGACCGGTTGATCGGTAAGCCAGGGGTGACGTTGTTCATCACCGATCACCGACATAATAAGTACCTGACAAAGCAGCAGCATGAAGAGATCGAGAACATCCCCGACAAAGAATCATGGCGCGTCTATGCCAGGGGGTGGACTGGCAACCTGAAGGGGATTATTTTCAAAGGCTGGATCCAAACCAGCGAGAAACCAAAGAACATAGACCTTACATTGTGGGGTATTGATTACGGTTATGGCGACAAGGAGACCAGCGGTAAGACAGCAATAATCCGCCTGCAATATGTCAAGCCTTATACAATCTACCTGAAAGAATGTGCCTACCTGACCGGAGAAGTCGACGAACACCTGATCCGCGAAGTGATGACCGCTCACGGATGGGTCAACGGTCAACCGTTCTACTCGGAACATGACAAGAACATGATTCTGGCACTACGGAAAATCGGGGTGCATGTGCTCCAGGCGCGCAAGGGTGAACACTCGGAATTCAATGGTATTGTCAAGGTCAAGAAGTTCGCAGCGTTCTACGATCCGGACGAATCCCCTAATCTGCACTGGGAGCGGACACATGCCAAGTTTATGACCGTCGGGGACGAGGTTACCCGCATTGTTGAGAACACGAAACGGTATCACCTATTGGCAGCCCTCCGGTATGCTATATTCACGCATTTTCAGACGATATAGGCGATGTAAATAATTATTTTAATGTTTTTTGTCGAAAACGGTAAAACGTGATTATATTTGCCCTGTAATTCGCAGGGATGAAAATCAAAATACAGTCCCCTTTCAAGATCATCAGGGAGAAGTCTATCTCGCTGCCTACCGCCGTCAAATTAACTGACGGCACTGTTTTTTATACCTGGAATCCTGAGATGCTGGGAGGCAGAGGCACCTACGATGTTAGCATGGTAACCGGTCAAATGAACGCCTATTCAGCCTGCGCCCCGCTATGTTCGATTATCAACAAGGAGGCAGACGCGCTGAAGAATGGGCGGTTCTATTTTCTTGACGATAAGGGCAACGAGGTAAAGCCGGAGCGCAAAGACCTGGGCGCGCTGTTGTACCGGGCTAATCCTATCCAGTCCTTTAAGCAATTCATTGCACAGGTTTATGCGTTCTCGAAGATTCATGGCATCTGCTATGTTTTGCCGGTCGCCGGATTCGTTGGTGGTGATGTCAAGTCGATGTACGTGGTGCCTAACTTCATGGTCAAACCGAGATACACGAGGCGACTATTCCAGCAGACGAGCCTAACGGAGATCATCGAAGGGTATGAGGTGCAGGGGATCGACCGGTTGATATTGCCGAACGAGATGATTGTTTTCCGTGATGGTGGGGTACCTAACTTCATGGAATTTGACAGGTATATGCAGCCGATGAGCCGGATGGTACCTGTCCAGGACTCCATTAATTCCGTGATAGCCTCGACGGATGCCTGGGTGACTATTGCCAAGCGCAAAGGGTTACCGCTGGGAATTATCTCATCCGGCGGGAAAGATGCGACCAGCACCATCCCACTGACACCGACTGAAAAGGACGAGGTACATGATGAGCTGAACACCGGTTACGGGATGTCCGGAAGCATGAAGAAGTTTATCATCACATCCGCGTCGCTGAACTTCCAGGCTATCAGCGTCCCGACGAAAGACCTGATGATCCTGGACGGTATCGAAGCACACAGCCGGATCATCTGTAATGCCTATGGCTATCCGTTCCGTTTGTTGGAATACGACACCGGATCGAGCCTGTCGAATGGCGGGGAGGTGAAGGAAGCGCGGAAGACACTCTACGTAGAACAGATCATACCAGACGCGGAAACTATCTGTGATGTGCTGAATGAATACTTCGGACTTCGACAGTCCAGGCTTTCGGCGGACTATTCGCACCTGGAAATTTTCCAGAAGTCGAAGGAGGAGGGGGCGCGGGCGTTGCTATCCCTTACCGCCGGACTTGACAAAGCATACCTGAATGGGATCATCACGGCGGAAGAATACCGGATGAGCCTGTCAGAATTGATGAACATTAATCCCGATGTGCCCTATGGAACGACGTACCACATCACCGCCACTGTCGAAAGAGGAGAAGGCGCGGTTGATTAAAGAGAAACAGAAGCAGGTGAAGGAAAGACGAATCATCCAGAAGCCTGATCAATATATGCAGGAGTTATGATACCTGAATTTGCAACACTGAAAGATAAATTTACATGGCTTCGGGCTAACAAAAGCCTGATTGCGATGGCAAAGAAAGCAGCCTTCAAGGTCGCTGATCCGGTATCGTTTCTCAACGTTACGATTGGCGAAGGCGGGACGCTTGAAAAAGCACTGGCCAATCCTGGGCTGTTGAACCTGACAGAGTTCCCTGTTGACGTGGTGATCAATACCACTATGATCCGCGATTCACACGATGATGTTCATATCGACGGACTGTGGTCTAAAAGCCTGAAAGAATCAAAAGGGCTGTATCACTTGCAGGAACACCGGATGGCGTTCGACAAGGTTATCAGTGACAGGGTAACAGCACAAACGAAGTTGATCGCATGGGGTGAAATCGGATTACCCTACAAAGGTATGACCGAGGCGTTAATGTTTCATTCGGTCGTTGAGAAAGAACGCAATCCATATATGGCAGAACAATACGCTAAGGGGCGGGTGAAGAATCACAGCGTCGGGATGCGTTATGTCAAGCTCGATTTGGCGATGAACAGCGACGACAAGTATGATCAGGAAGAGAAAGCAGTTTGGGATAAGTACATTGATAAGATTGCCAATCGTGAAGAGGTGGAGGAAGATGGGTTTTTCTGGGCGGTCACGGAGGCAAAAGTTATAGAAGGTTCTGCGGTCTTGGTTGGTAGTAACCAGGCAACACCGACAATAAACATAGGCGAACCGCCTAAATCACTCCAGGCAGCCGATCCGATCACTGCCAGTGAGCCGGTAAACTGGGCGAAGTTAGCCGAAGCATTAAAAACAAAAAACTAAAAGAAACATGAAAAAACTGATAACATTAATTTGTATTGTTCTCGTCGCCGGCATGGCAATGGGACAACAGCGGTTAACGTTCACACCGACATCGAACGACTCGATTGTCGGGGCTGCAACTAAATACTGCACGCTCACGAACCCGATCACTCAGAAATGGACGGGTTGCATCGAGGTATACATTACTCCGTCGGTCAGCAACTCCGACTCTACACATGTCTGGATTGAAGGCAGTCAGAACGGATCGACGTGGTATAAGGTCACAACGTTGAACGCGCCGGATAAAGTAACCGGAACGTATTACACGGCTAATGCTGTAACGACCGCAGCCGGATACGATTACAAGGGACGCATGGGAACGACCGCAGCCGGGTGGCTATGGACTACCAACGATTACATCCAGTACCCATATTTGCGGGTAGCAGTTCAGCATTTCATAGCAGCAACATCTGTTAAGATCACGCGAGCGCAGATTTACATCAAGAAGTAATTAACTCAAAAAGTAAAGAACATGGAAAATATCACATTAGAAGGACGTGAACTGGAGGTATACAATGCTATCAAGCAGATGGTAACAGAAAAGACAGCCGGACAAATCACGGAAGCGAAGATGATCGAAACGATCAACGCAAAATTAAAGGATTTGAAGGTCGACATTTCAGAAGACCCTGCATTTGTTAACCTCAAAGAAACCCTGGGAACAATGGGTATCACCGTCAACAAGCTAAGCGAGACAGGGCGGAAGCCATATAAGACCGTTAAGCAGCAGATCGTCGAACAACTGGAATCACGTAAGGCAGAATGGGATCGCTTCAAGAGGCGTGAACAGGACGGATTCACGTTGAATCTAGACTTCACCGGTAAGGCAGCAGCCGAGATGCTATACTCGACACATGGCTACGATTCCGCGAGGGAATTCGTGGAACCAGGTTGGACGGATATAGCAAGGCAGCAGCCCTCTGTTATCCAGGTGTGTGACTACGGACAGACCGATTCAGTCAGTTACTCTTATATTCAAAAGATCAATCAGGAAGGGAACGCAGCGATTACCGCCAACGGAACCATTGCCCCGCTGATTGACTTCGAGACCGACAAAGTTACCTCTACCGCTGTGGATGTTCCTGCCAGGATCGAGATCAGCGAGGACTTTTTGATGGACGTTACCGGCATGGCTGACATGATTCAGGGTGAACTAAGATACCAGGTCGATAAAGCCTGTGATGACCTGATTGTCACTTTGATTGCAGCCGGAACCGCTTTCACGCAGACAGGCATTGAGGTTGTGAGTCCTAACACGTTGGACTGCATCCGTGCAGCAGCAACACAGATCGAAGCTACCGGATTTGGCACAGCCAACGCAGTCCTGATGAACCCTGTTGATTTCATGAACATGGTTTCCAGCAAGGACAACGATGCGAACTATGTCATGCTTCCTATTGTGACCTTCAACGGAACGGTGATCGATAACCTCCGCGTTATCAAGACTACCCAGGTCAGCGCCGGCTACATCGCCGTGATGGATGGGATGAAAGTCAAGGTCAAGGAATACGGACAGTATGAGGCCGGATTCGGTTACACCGGAACGAACTTCCCCGAATACGTTGTGACTCTCAGGGGTCGCAGGCGTCTGCACCGCTTCATCAAGTCGAATGAAGCCGGATCGGTTGTCTATGATGCTATCGCTGACATTCAGACAGCTATCACCGCAGCCTAATCAATCGGGGCGGGAGGTCAATACGCTGACCGCCCCTTAACAAATAAAAACTCAACGTTATGTCAAAACAAGTAAAAGCAATCAATCTTCATGAGCGGGTTACCGTCTACCTGACAGCGGACAATCCTTACCTGCATCACGGGCGCAAAGCCGGCGACGAAGTACAGGTATCTCCGTTCGTCGCTGAAAAGGGTATCAAGCTGGGACACTATTCCAAATCGAAACCGAAGTAAAACAATGGCTGTCATAGATTCATCATACTTCGTCGGCGAGATCAGCATCCCGAACACAGCAGGCAGCGGGGCGGTGGTAACTGCCACGCTGGCAAAGCTGAACCGGCTGATCAGCATCTATGAAAAAGACTATCTGACTAAACTGCTCGGAGATACTTTGTATGATGAATTCATCGCAGCGTTGGAGGTTCCTGATGACTGGGCTACTGACTTACTGGCTGAGTTGCGGGATGATACTTTGAAACTATCGCCTGTCGCTTACTATGTCTATTACTTCTGGCTCCGCGATTCGGTTACTTATGTGACCTCGAACGGACAGGCGGAAGGCAATAACGAGAATGCAGTCAGCTCCTCCCCTGCCCTGCGTATGTCTGAATCTTATAACCGGATGGTAAGGATGACGGAAGAAGTCCTGGACTATATCGGCGATGAGCAGGCAACGTTCCCATCGACTCCGGAAACGGAGTACACCTGGCTAAGAAAAATTAACACCTTCAACATATGATGCAACTGCCGGTCATATATGAATTATTCGAGGACGTGGTTTCCGAAGTTTCGGACGCCCTGGGCTACGATGTTCATTTCCGGCATGGTCATATGTTGGAGGTCGTTAACCAGGTCAAGGATATGATGATCGATCCGGATTCATCGAAACGCTATCCGCTTATAGCTTTGAGGCACGACATCAAGCAGAATCCCATCAGGGATGCTGTGGAAATAGACTGCAAGCTATACATAATCACCCTGTCCGATCCTCATTATACCGCGACAGAACGCTATGATAATGTTTTCATCCCTACGCTCCGCCCCATCTTTGCGGAACTGGTCAACCAGATTGCACGGTCGCAGTATTTCGATCAGGCAACAATTGACGAGGTGATGGAAACAGTGACGATCTACGAGCGTTTGTTCTGGGGCAATGAGGGGGTGATGGGCAACGATGCGCGGATATTCGCCGACTGGATCGATTGCATAGAGGTAGACATCAGCAAGCTGGTAGCTTATCAGAATTGTGGCATTAGCGGGAAGGTTCCCAGGATAGTGGCAGCGTTCACGGACACATCCGGACTTTATTCTTTTATTGTCTGGAACTGTAAAATGGCTGATCCGACTGGTTATCAAAATGATTTCTGGCTTAATTATGGGGGCAACAGAGATAATCTTAACTCTGCCATACAGGTCGCGGATAATGTCTTTCTGCTTGACCATCATGGATCACCTTTGCAGCCGGTTGACATTATCACACTTGACATTGATCAGGGCAATATAGCATCCTACGCAGGAAGGCTGTATGCAGGCGTAACCGGTCAACCTGTTACTAACAATGTGTTACTGCCAGAGTGAACAACGAAAGCTAATCCGGATGATCGAAAGGGAGTGGCGACAGGAGGGTAAGCGGTGGGCGTTGGTGAAGAACAAAAGCAACCGGCTGGAAACGATACCTGAAAGCAGCTTACCGATTGACAACGTTGAAGTGGTTTATAAATTAAAAACAATCTAAATAACAGAAAAATGAATAACTGTGGATCAATAGTAGCAGCCGGCATAGGCAACTGTAAGCAGCACCTAAAACGTTTCAAGGCGATGATCATTCAGACCAAAGGAACGGTTTTCACCGCTGCCGAACTTGCAACGACCGCTGCGTTAAAGACCGATCTTTCTGCGGATGCTGGCATTACAGCATTGTATATCCCATTATCAGGTTACACCCAAAACACGGACGCTCCGAACGTTGTAACCGGTGGCATAGGAACCAAGAGCGTATATGACGATCAGATTCCTTCCGGCGTGGCTTTCTGCGATGTCGGATTTGCTGATTACAAAACGCTCTGGGGTATGAATAACACGGTTGTCGATGTGATGTTCATCACAAAGGATGGCAACTGGGTATTGACACCGACCAGCACGGGCGGATTCAAAGGTTTTCGCTGTGAGCTGTATTCAGTTCAGGACTTCCCGACCTTCGAGAATCCGAACGAGGCACACCCATTGAATGTGTTTTTCAAAGACGTGGAAGAATTTACCAACATGGTAGTGATGCCTATGAACTTCTCTTCCTCGGAAATTGAAGACCTGGTACCGGTTGGGCTTGACATAGTCCAGACCGCTGACTACGCTGCCGGTGATGCTGTTGTTAAGGCAACACTTAGGGGATCTTCCACCGGTAAAGCCGGATTAACTGACTGGGATATTATCGATACGAACGTTCTCGATCCTGGTGTATCCGACTCCGACGATGGTGGCGGGGTCTATACGCTGACATTGCAAAAGGATGCCGGCGGGACACCTGAAGACCTTGCAGCAGGTGAGTACATCACCGTTCAGGGCAAGCTGGTAGCAGCAACCTATGTTACCTACCTCACCCCGCCGATCAAAATCTACGGTTAATTGATGCCGATGTTAGCCCTTTTGAAATAGGGTCAAAGGGGGTGAAAAGCCCCTTTTTTTAATCAAAACGATGGGAAAACTGCATGAGTTAAGGCTGAGGTCTAATAGGTTTGTCGAGAACATTAACCTGTATGTTCAGGACGTGATCGATGACAATCAGGCATTGCTTGACCTTAACCGGCAACAGTTGAAGGAAGAACATAAAACCAAAAAGGATAAATTGATCAGTCCGGAATACAGCAAAACGACAGCGATGTTAAAAGGTTTTCGCACGCCTGACTTATACGACACCGGCGAGATGCAACGAACTTTAACTATCGCTGCTACCAATGACGGGAACTACTACATTGATCCGACGGTGGACTACGGTAACAGCCTGATTGAAAGATACAGTGAGGACATTTTTGGAATCGCTGAAAGCAAACAGGGGAAAGCAAAATCAATCACAACAAAACTATTAGCCGAGATTTACCGTAAAATCGTAATGCCAAATGCTTAAACCGATCCACACCTGCAAGTCAATGACCGTCCGCCAATACTCACAATTCGAGGCGGGCGATGCTAAGGCTTTGCAGCGTTTTAGATGGATCCCTGCAAGCTGGTTTCCGGATGATCGGGCTGCGTTCGTACAGGAATTTACGGAGTTGTTCAATGCGGACTCGGACGTGATGGATAAGTCCTGGGAACAGTTGAACGATCAGAATCGGATTATGTTATTGCAGGCACTGGCAGAGGCAATATACACGCATACGGTTACCAGGATTGAAATGAAGATGATAGCTGAAAAAGTAGGCTATCAGATGAAGGATGATGAGCGGTTAACCTGGTACCTGGAGCGCGTGAAGGAGATCACCGGAACGGAGTTGAAAACGCTGGATGACATTGTGATATTCCGCAACGAGGTTCAGCGAAAGATTGACAAGTATAATCAGAAGTACAGCAGACCGATAAAGGAGAAAAACACAACGATCCTGGAACTCTTCACCGCCTGTTGCCGGATTATGGAGGTCACTCATGACTATACACGGATGACCTTGTGGGAGTTTGCACAGTTCAAACGACAGGCGGAGGAACACAGTCGAAGATTAGAAGCAGTATACAACAAGAATAAAGCGGAATGACATGGCAGAAATTACCGAAATCATAGCGAAAGAGGCGATCAAAGACATTGAGGCAGCGGACAAAGCGTTGACAGCCTTTGATGAGGGTATTATGCAGGTCATTACCCATCTCGGACAACTCAACCAGGCAACCGGAAAGGGTGGGATTAAGGAGTACAATCAGGCTTTGAAGGAACAAAACCAGGTACAAAAGGAAGCTATCAAGGCGACAAAGGACAGGGAGCGGGCGGAGGCGAAGGCAGCACAGGCTGAGGCAAAGGCAGCGGAGAAAGTCAGGCAGCACAACGAGGCACTGGCATTGAACGTTAAGACTGTCGACGAGGCGAAACGACAGTTAAAGGCATTGACAATTGAGCGCGATAAGGCTTCGACCAGCATGGGCAAGCAATCCCAGGCTGTGAAGGATTTGAACGCTAAGATGCAACAGAACACAGAATTCATCCGCGCGAATGGCACCGCTGCGGAGAAACAGAGGATGAACATAGGTAATTATGCGAGTGCTCTGAATGGTGTAAAGGGTGCTGCTATTGCTGTAATGGGTGCTCTTGGGATCACCGCTGGACTGGCAGGCGTGTTGAAAGTAGTTCAGGGCGCAATAGCAACCAGCAACGCAGCAGCGGACGAATTAGAGCGGACAATGGGAGGAATGAAGGAGCAGGCTAATTATTTCGGGCGGGCTTTAATGACATTGGATTTCAGCAAATTCCGATCCAACCTGAAAGCTGCAAATGATGAGGGACGCCGGTACATATCGACATTACAGGACATTGAGGACTTAAAGCTATCACTGGCATTGCAGAAGGATGATATAGAATTACAGATCATCCAGCAACGGACAATTGCGAAGGACAGGCGTAATGATTTGAAGGACAGGGAGGCAGCAGTAGAAGAAATTATTAGACTGGAAGAACAGAAGTTGACAAAGACGTTGGAGGTTTCCCAGCTGGATTTGGATAATTACCTGCAAAATACAGAGTTCAAAACGAAGGCAGATCGGGCGTTGTTGATGGATATGATAAAAAATTCCGGAGATTACATTAATCAGATCAAAAAGGGTGCAGCGTTGGTAAGGAAGATCAACAAGGAAACTCAGACAGAAATGGTTACCCAATATGGTATCCAGATTATTGTAGACACGAAGGCGCGGGAAAAAGCGTTCGCCTCGCTGAATGAAGAACAGAAAAAGCAGGTATTGTATTATAAGACTGATGCAAAACTGTTAGGCAAACAACGTGAAGAGATTACAAAACTCGCACAGGTGAACAATGCAGCTACCAGGGAAATGGCAGAGGGGAAGGAATCGTTGGTAAGATTGCAAAACAGGCTGTATAATGAATTGATCAAAGAGGAGGAGGCAACCGAAAAGGCAGCAACCGCAACCGTAAAGCAGCAGACCACTGTTGAACAATTAACCGGAAGAATATCAGCCTTAAAGAAAGAACTGGAAAACTCATTGCTGGTTACCGGCACCGCTCCTGAAGGTTTGGTAAGGGAATTGATTGGATCTGAGGGTGAACTGGAAAGAGTAAAGAATCAGATGGATGAGATACTGGCTCGATACCAGCAGATCGTCAATATTGACATACCGGAAAGTCCGGAGTGGATGCCGGAAGAGATATTAACACCGGATTCAGCTGGTCCCAAACCGGCTGAGGAATACATCAGCAAAGGTATTAACTGGAGTCGTGAAGACACTTTGGCAGCAACGGAAACGGTAACAGATGCAGCGATGACGATGATCAGGAACGCGGATCAGGCTGCATTTGACAATAAGATGATGTTGCTGGAAAAAGAAAAAGAGGCGAAGTTAAGCAATACCAAGCTAACCGAAAAGCAGCGGGCGAAGATCGAAGAGGACTACCGAAAGAAGGAAGCCAAGTTGAAGGAACAGCAATTCAGAAAACAGAAGGCAGCGGACATCATCCAGTCGATAATAAATACCGCGCTGGGAGTTACAAAAGCATCTCCAAATGTTGCACAGATGATTTTAGCCGGCATAGCTGGAGCAGCCCAGACCGCGATCATTGCAGCCCAGCCGATCCCGAAATTCGACAAAGGAACCATGAGAACTCCGTCGGTCTTCATCGCCGGTGAAAACCGTCCGGAATGGATGATCAGCCCATCCGGAGCGGTGAGCCTGGTAACAAGACCGACTATGTTTAAGAATATGGCAGGGGCAACTGTAATAGGTGGGGAGGAGACCGAACGAATGATGAAGGCTGGCATTGCTCCGACCAGCGACATGCGACCGGACATAAGGGCGATGAAATCAGAGATCGTCCGCGCGATAAGGGATAAGAGGGAGCTCCACATTACCGGCAGCGGGTCAAGGATAACTGAAAGGGCAGGAAACTACTACAAAGAATATTACAACCGACAGGTACAATGGGCAGGCAGGAAGAACTGATAGCAGCGAACGCGGCGACGATGCCGAAACGATACCGGTTTACGCTGAGTAATCCGGCATTTGGCACGCTGGTATTGCGTTATGCACCGGACGGATGGAAGGATGATGAGTATAGTTTCACCCGAAACATGCGGTATTTCGGAGTGTTCAGGAAGTTCGCGCAAAAGGAATTGAAGTTCATCAAGGATGGGCGGGACTACCTGAAAGACTGTTACGAGGCGTTCGGAGTCAATGCTCCGGTGACTATCAAGGTTGAATACCTCTACAATACCGGCGTATGGGTAACCAGGTTTGAGGGTACTATCGACTATTCGACCTATAAGATCAACGATATATCCTGTGATGTTCAGGTCAAGGATGGAGGGTTTACGGATTTGCTTCTGTCCCGCGCTGCCACACCGGTAAACATCCTGGAATACCGATCGATTGACGGGGATGCTATCACACCGGCGGAGTTGAAATCGGTGATAATCCCTGATGTGTATATCGGGAAGAATGGGTATTTATCATGGTCCTCTGGTATGTTTTTCAGGTTTTCTGATTCGCATGTGGTGCCTATAATGATTAGATGGGGAGAGTTCACAGAACTGCAAAATCCAGATTATGAAAACAATAAGATTGATGATATTGATGGATGCTTTTTTGCTAATGCTATTACAGATTATGATAATACAGAAATAGTAATATCTTTGAGAGTTCAAAATGTCACAGATATTTTAGGCTTTACAGTGACATTAAAACAATATGATGGTAATGATTGGGTAGTAGTAGATTCTGGACAGTTTGAATATGATTATTATATATACTGGAAATATACTTCAGTGGTAAGTGTTAATATAGCAGCAGGGGACTACCTCATATTAGAGGTATTAGCCGATAGCGTTTTGTGTCAATTAGACTATATTGCTGCAACAGTATCGATGATTTACGTTGAAACTCAAATCGATTCTGTGACCGTTTCGGCGGTTGATTACCGCGAGGCATGGCGGGCGGTGGTGGCTAAGTTGACCGGACAGAACAATGCGATTTCATCCAGCATCTTCAACGATATTCACCTGGGGGTGATCCTATCGACACGCTACATCCGACAGATCGAAGGGACTAATCCAGGAATTGCCTTCACGCTGGAAGACCTGTTCAATTCGCTGTCGATTTTCAACATCGGAATAGGTGTTAATAATGGAGTGCTGGAAATCGAACGGATGTCATATTTTTTCAATCCTTATGTTATCATCGACCTTTCAGACCGGATAAATGAATCCCTTATTGAAAAAGCTGTTATCCCTGAACTCTATGCCAACAGGTTAAAGTTCGGATTCAACACCTCGGAATATGGGTATCTCGGCGGTATCTTTGAATTCAACACCGCGTCGGAATGGTCGACTGTGATCAAGCCCATCAATCAGGAATTCGCGATCGTATCACCGTTCCGCGCCGACAGCACCGGTATTTACCAGGCTGTCGAAGAGGCGACGAATCCGGATAATGAAGTGGATCAGGAAAGCGATGCAGACCTGTTCCTGTTGGATGTCCAGACCGATGAGGTGGAGGACTACAAAGCAAAAACTGATGAGGAATTCGATTTCATTTCGGGATCATTAAAAACCAACGACCTGTTTAACCTGGACTATACACCGGCGCGGATACTTCGCCGGTGGGGAAGCTACATCCGTGCAATCCTGCATCAAAACCTTACATCGTTTCTCCGCTGGCAAAAAAGCGACAAGAACAGCACGCTTGAATCACAGAAGACCGGCGAGGGTGTGATCGTCGAAAACTCCGATATAAGGGTCGATGAGCTGGAAGTTAACCGCTGGATCCCGGAAGCCTATACCGTCCAGGTACCTTTAAAGGAAACCGACCTTCAGGCTATCGAAGCGAATCCATACGGGATCATCAAGCTGTCGGATACTAAGTATGGCTGGATACTGGATTATAAGAGCAAAAATGAAAACCGAACGAGTGACCTCCGACTATTGCGGGTCAACCTGAAAGCGGTCACACCGATACCATATAAGGAACTTGGTTTCGGAAAACTTTACAACTGGCACGCTGTCAGTGATATAGCTATCATAGTCAATAGTACCGGGTTAACTCCTTTTGATTGGCGAGTGGCAACGAAGGATGATTTTGATGAGTTGATAGAGTTCTGTGGTGGCAGCTCGGTTGCCGGTGGGATGTTGAAGGAAACCGGATTTAAACGCTGGCTGTCGCCGAACACAGGGGCGGTTGATACTTATGGGTTTAGGGCAGTGGGTGGTGGACAGCGTAATGGGGCAGATGGTTCGTTTTCGGAAATGAAAATAACCGGATATATATGGAGTAACGAATTATCAAACATACCAGGGGAATATTGGTTATTAGCGGTATATAGCGACAATGCAACGGGGGATAATCCTACATTAATCCCAGAAACAGGCTCAGCTGTCCGCCTATGCCGAAACTCCAAACTCCACACCGGAGCGCGCCGGACATATACCGGCAACGATGGAAGGGTCTATAATACGATAGTAATCAATGGCATCGAATGGACTATTGAAAACCTGAAAGAAACGCTCTACAAATACAACAAGTTTTCAATGCAGTTGAATGGCGAGCTACCTTCTGCCGGTAATATCACTTGGGTGGTAATGTGTACTGGATATCCAACTGCATACATTACTATTGCGATTAATGGCGGGACTACAAATGAGGATGTTTATGATGATATCATTGCAAACAGCACCTATCAGGTATTGGCAGCAGCAGACGTTTTCAGGGTTTTATTCGATTCTGATACTGATACTATTTGGTGTTTGTTCAAGTTACCGCCTTTTGTGGATGCAATGATTTCAGGCGGTGACCCTGGAGAAGTATATTTCAATTATCCGGTATCTGTCAGCAACGAAATCCCGGAAGTGCAGGACGGGACCGACTGGAGCAACCTAACGACCGGCGCCTGGTGCCATTACGATAATAACAGCCAACACGAATAGCGATGATAAACGTACCTCTTTGCAATCCGGTAAGATTCCGCCCGCTGATAGGTCAGACGGATGCAAACTTTGACAACACATTCGCCGAGGACTGGAACGGTCAGAAACGACCATTTAGCCAGATCGTAGCGCCGGATGATTGGTTGATACAGGTTGTGAGCGATGTGGACTACTACGACGACGAAGGGCAAAGTTCAGATTTGGTGATCAGGTTAGAATATGCTGATGGTGAGCCGGAGTATCTGCCTGATGTGCCTGTCGTTACGGAATTGCAGGGGTTGTATTACTACAATTACAATATCCGCCCATCATTTACCGGATGTTTCCAGATGATCGTTGAGGTTTTTTCAACCGAAACGGACTATTTCCGTTCGGAGTGGTGCGAGGTACAAACCGGCTACGTCGATCAACTCCGCGAAGATAATCCGGATGTGCGTAAAATCGAATGGTTCAATCAGGAAAACGCGTTCGCTGCTAACTTCGTGGAGTCCGGATTTGTCGGTCTGGCTTATGTCGAAGCTAAGATGTACCTGCAATCACCGGCGGGTGATGTGCTGGTCTTTGACAATCAGGGGGACGAGGTTAAGTTAAAGGAAGTCTTCCAGCGGGTCTTCCAGTTCTCCGCTGAGTTGCCGGACTATCTCTGTGAGACACTGGCATTGGCAATGGCTCATGATCGGTTTTTTATCAACGACGTGGAATTTATCAGCAATAAAAAACCTGCATTCACCCAGCTTTCCGGACGGTCTAATATGTACCGAATTGATGCGGAATTGAAACAGGTAACAGCGATCGGATTGAACACGCATGATGCCGGATTTGACTGTGACGCCTTAACAACTGAAAAAATTATGAACATAACAGAAACAGGGTCAACGACTGATTTCACCGTTGAGGCTCCGGCAGGTTATCTGCTACACGTGATAACGGTTACATGGATTTCCGGTACCGGATCGGATGTCTATTGCGGGACGACAGAAGGCGGGACGGATATAATGACCAGCCAGACGATGAACAGTGGAAATCCGCTATACACGGAGGTGACTCATCTGGATATTGCCTCGGCGACTACTTTATTTTTCAGCGTTGATGGTACCGCTACGGTTGACGTTAATTTCCAATTCATAAAATCTGCGGAGGATTAAAAAATGTGGGTATCAAATGGAACAATCTTTTGTAACTTTGGCACATGGGATGTGACATACTTTCAAACATTTATAATTAACTACCTATGGCACATTTGACAAATCTCGAGGCGGTTAACGCTCTATGCGTTTCCAGTGGTGGCTCCGGCGGTCACCTGTCAATGTTGCCGGCGTTGAATGAACTGTGCGCATTACAGGGAGTGACAGCCGGACATTTGGAAAACCTTTCGGCTCTGAATGCCATTGACACCGGATTAGGTGGGGATGGTGATCATCTTACTAATCTGGATGCGCTGAATAGTATCAGTCTATTGATCGGTGGTACTGGTGGCTATACATCTGTTTTGCCAGCATGGCAGGAGATTGAGAGTATAGGGTTTGATCAGCCATACGATCCCGAAGGTGATCCCGACTTTTTCGCTCACCTGCAAGGTTTGATAGGAAGCGAGAATCCTGCCGATCCTGATTATGGAGTTTACTACATGGAGGACATTGTAGGAACGAATAACTGCAAACTTGTAAATTCGCTGTGTAATACTTTTGCATTTGTCAATGGGAGCGGCGGGGATAGTTATGTACAGTTCCAAAGTAGAGCGTCAACCATCAATCTCAGCAGTACGGTTGTGACGACATACAAGTTGAAAATGAAATTAGATAATCTGACACAAGCTGTCGACGCAACACACCTGAATAAAGTCATAAGCAATGGCGGAACGACCAATTTTGGTAAGGGCTTTTTTGTATTTCACGATTACGTTGATAGTACGTGCATTTTCAAAGTTCAGATCAGCAACGGTACAAGATATATGCAGAAATCATTTACAACAGCCTTAGATACCGACTGGCATTTATATGAGTTTTCGTGGAATCCAACAACGATGATTTTTACAATTACAATTGATGGCGAAGCAGAATCCGTTGCTTGGACAGCACCATTTACAACTGACAGCAATAGGCTTTATGAACATACGAGTCAGTTTCTGCTGGGTAATAACAATGGATGCGGGTATTTTACCTGTGCTTATTTTGACGTTTACCGTGACGGATCACGTGTGTTTAATGTGCCTTTCCAGGTTAATTCAAGTATAGCCAATCAAGTATATGACAGAATCGCGGGGGGTTATTATGATATTCGTAAAACCACATTAGCCTATCAGGATGTATTTCCCGGAAATGTGCTGAATGGCTATGACCTGTATACCTATTTAACTGTGACATATTACGTTCCGTTGCTTACAACCGGAGAAAGCATATCATCGGTTAATTTGTCTGGCTACGCAAAAATAGCAACATACCCAGCGGGCGATTACCTGAATAATTGCGAAACGGATGTTGAAATCAACGGAACGGACTACACCTATACGGAACTGACTTCGTACCCATTTAGCAAAAACTTCAGCAAGTTCACCGCACTGAAGATTACCGACATCATTGCACACACAGCGACAGCAACACCGGCGACACGTGAAAAAATATTTGAATATCTGGGATTTACAATATTTAATATGTCCGGTTTTATTGGGGATAGTATCATGGCAGGAATCGCTGCCGACTATGATCTGCTTGCAGCAGGTTATGATGATTCTATCACGGCAGAAAAGGTATGGGAAATTAAGTTACAGCAATGGCAAGACGTGACAATATATAACTCTAAGCAACCCATACTGCAAACAGCAGTTATGACAGGAACGATCACCTCAAACACTTCATCTGCAACGGTTACAGGATCAGGGACAGCGTTTTTAACGGATTTGCAGGTTGGTAATTTAGTAATGAAGAACGACGCCGGTATTACTGTAATTGGAAGGGTACAAAGCATTGAAAGTAATACAAGCCTGACTCTGATGGCTAACGCTGTAAGCACCAATGCAGGCATCGCTTGGCGCAAAGACACTTATCCGAGATCGTTTTGTCCTTTATTGGGTATGGCTAAAAACAGAAATAATGGTCGAAATGCCGAGTACGCTGTTGGCGGTACTTTATTATCCGGTAATTGGCTGACAACTGAAAACTTAAACGTACTTTGGAAATCAAACATGTTGGCAGCGTTCAGAGCTGCAATGGAGTTGGACTTCTATCCACATTGGACAGGAATGTATGTTTGCTTAGGAACGAATGATGCAGAAACAGAGGCGAAACGTGATGCCATTGCTACTAATGCAGCAGCCTTAATAAATGATTTAAGGACATTTTCGGGAGAGGATATGCCGTTTCATTGGCTATTGCCAAGATCTAATGATGCGGACAGGATTATCGTTCGGAATTTACTGCTTGCCATGACAACTGACGACCTGTATTTCTACGAAAGCGACGACCTAACATACGCCGACAGCGTTCATCCTGATCATGCAGGCACTATCGCAATCGGTGAAATGTTTTACCTTGAAAACTTCCTATAATGCGCCTCCCGATCATATTCCTAATCCTGCTCACCTGTCCCACAATGGGACAGAATGTGCCTTATGCAGAGATCGATCTGTGTCAGGGTAACAACTACACCGGGAGTAAAGGTTTTACGATTATGTATGAGTTTACTCCCGAAAAACAAGGATGGATAAAACACATGGAATATCTGGTCAATGCTTACCCTATGCGAGAAT